AAATGCGCTCACATCATAGCCCTAGATGATGGGAACTATGCAGCACAACCAAACAATAGATGTATATGGGATATACCTTCTTTTACTGTAAAAGATAATATTCCAGATTGGAAGGTGCAGACAAATGAATGGAACGTTGAAGATAGTAGAGCATGGCGGACAGAAGATACCGACAAGTTCTTTTATGAAATTGAGGAGAAGAAAAAATAGTATGAGGTATAATTATGGATTACAGATTTACAGCAATCCTAATAATATTGTTGGTTCTCTTAGCTATTTTTGGAGGCCCTAATGTCCAATAAAAAACCACTTAATATATCTGAAGAAGCTGCAGTACAAATGCCGATGAAGACGGTAGCCTCTTTGATAATTATCGTGGCACTTGGCACTATGGGATACTTTCAGATCATAGAACGTCTAAATATCGCTGACACTAGATTACAATTGATGGAAAAAGAATTAATTGAGAATACAGAATTTAGAATCAAGTGGCCACGGGGCCAACTTGGATCTCTTCCCGCAGATTCTGAGCAATTTATGATGATCGAGGATCTTTATAAGACCACGGATAAGATTAATAAACATGTCGAGGACATGGCTTTAAATAAAGTAAACATCGAGTTTTTAAGAAAACAGATGGATAAAGTTTTAAATGATATAGAAAAACTTAAAGATCAAAACAGAGAGATTAAATACAATGGCAACGGGACGAATAACTAAAAAAGTTTTAGATTACATAGCCCATATAAACAAAGAGGCTAAACAAATGAGATTTGTAAAAGATTTAAAAAAAGAAGTAGAGATAAATGCAAACGGCTCTAGTAGATATAAAATCAAAGAAGGGCCAAACAAAGGTAAGGTGGTATGATCGAAACTGTGGTGGCCCTACTAATGTTCTGGGACGGAGAGATTAAGGAGCACAGAATACAAGAATCAATGGCAGAATGTTTACGTGCACGTCGTGTAGCAGAACGTGATTACAATCCAAACATATCTTACAAATGTATACGTAGTGAGGCAGAAACAGAGGTATATCTTGGCGAAAAATCTATTAAAAAACTTATCTTATCTAAATAAATTTGCACAAAAACTTAGAGATTGTAGATTAAATATGTATGCAAAAGAAGTTAGAACACCATTATATAAACAACGTGTAATTAAAAGTAAAAAAGTGTACAATAGAAAAAACTTTAACAAATTTTTTGAAAATGAATCTGACACGTAATTTTTCTTTATTAGAGCTAACTAAATCAGACACTGCTATTAGGAAGGGCATTGATAACAATCCCAACGCTGATCAAGTAGAAAAACTAAAAGCATTGTGTGAGAATATTCTCCAACCGGTACGTGACCATTTCGGTAGGGTCAAGGTGACAAGCGGTTATCGTAGCCCAGAATTATGTCAAGCTATCGGTAGCTCTGTAAATTCACAGCATGCTAAAGCCGAGGCCGCAGACTTCGAGTGTATTGGCGTGGATAACACTGAATTATCTGATTGGATACATAAAAACCTTCCGTATGACCAGCTTATTTGTGAGTTCTATACTCCAGGTGAACCTAACTCGGGGTGGATCCACTGCAGCTGGATACCTGAAGGTAGACGTGCATCATATCTTTGGGCATATAAATCAGAGGGTAAAACAAAATATAAACCTATACTTGGTTCAGCTAAAGATTTAATATGAAAAAAACACACTTTACATTAGGGTCTATTGATACAGTGGTTGGTGTTTGTGAAAACTGTGAGGAAGATACTGTTTTAGTAGCTGTTGTTACAGATTATTACAGATGCACTAATTGTGGTGCAGACACTAGACAACATGTAAATGGTAAAATTAGATACATGCAACTATCCGAGGATGATAAACAATGGCTAAAAAGAAACCACTCTTCGGAGTAAATACATACAGAGAAAGATCAAGAAAAAAAATAGGAAGACATAAGAAAAATATGTCTAAAGGTGAAAAGCGTAGCTATAAAAAATATCGAGGCCAAGGTAGATGAACATAAAATTAAATGGTATAAGGGGGTAAAGGAATTATCTTTTTTGTTGGCTTCTTCTCAGGTAAAATCAAAGGTTGACAATCAAACTTTAAATAAATCCCGTACTGGTTGATTTCTGAACGACCTATTTCATCCATTTTATCTATGGACTTTATGTATCCATCTCTTAAACAATCAAAACTATCCTTATAAATAGTCTCAAAAGTATGAGGTGTTAAACAGCTTCCAGCCACACTGCTACACATAACTATTGTTAATAAAAATTTCATTGACAAACCCTTTAAATTTTAATAGGATATCCTACATTATATGTACAAAAGAAAGGTTATAAATGACAGACTTTAGCAAATATAAAAATGTTTCCTTATCCAAGGATACATATACTAAATTAGATAGTTTGAGAAGGGTCATAGTGCCCAACACAACAATATCCCGTGCTCAAACTGTTAACATTTTGGTTAACGAAAAGGTTGAGAAGTTAAATGGCAAGTTATCAAAGGTTAAGAACAAGTGATGATTATACACGGCCAGGCCCAGAACTTAAACTCTGGAGGGCTGTGTTAGGTCTAGCTGCAGATGATGCCGTCAAGGATAAGTATAAATTTCATGAGGGTAGGAATACTATAGACCAAGCAAGATCTTGGTTCTTGCACCCAACCTTAAATTTTACCACGGTATGTCACTACGCAGGTTATGATCCTGGGTATATCAAATACAAGATGACGAAAGCGATAGAGAGACAGGAGAGGAGAGAGAATGGCGAAAAAAATATGTGAGGTATGCAAGGGTAACGGATTTGTTAAGGTGCCTTATGAACAAGCCAGAGAAGAACAGTGGGCAGATTGTTCTTTTTGTAATAATCAAGGTGAGATAGAAACACATGATGAGGAGCAAGATGGAAAATACAATTGAGAGTCTAATTAAACAAAAAGAGATATTACAATCCGCATGTAGAAGAGCGGGGGCAGAGATAAGAGAATTAAAAGATACTGTTGAAAAGTTAGAAAAAATAGCAGCTCTTACCAGAGAAGATGTTTTAGGTAGGTTAAGAGATGCTGAAAATTATTTTAAGACAGATGATTACACGGAGAAGAGATGAGACTAGCGATACTTGATGCATTAGAAAAAAGATACGAGGCCGAGATAGCTGCAGCTGATGCAACGATCAAGATATATCTAGAAAACTCTGTTGGTATCGGTGAACATCCACAACACCTGGAAGAAATAGACAAGCTGTTGCAGAAGATAGTTGATGCCGAGGAAAAATTAAAAGCCCTAATACCATTTAGATTATGATCAGTGAGACGGACGCAGCTTATATCGCAGGTTTATTTGATGGTGAGGGTAGCATCCAATATAAGCAATACGATAGACAAAGAAAAAACAATAAGAAAGCCTATCCTACCTGGTCGATTAGAATGGAGATTGCTATGACCGATAAATCTGTTCTGATGTGGATGCATAATTTACTTGGATGTGGGACAGTAAATGAGAAAAGATACAAGACTTCATACACGGTCGGATGGAAAAAACAATGGCGTTGGCGATGTCAGTCCAGAGATGCCTACTATGTATGTCTATTGATACAACCCTATGCCCATGTGAAGATAGAACCTATAAACAAGATCATAAAACATTATTCACATATACCGAATGATAAACTAAAGGCCAAGGTGATCGATATCGCTAATTATAAAATAAAGAAAAAAGTAAATGAAAAAAATTTTAATATTGATAGTCTTATTGACCTTGACTAACTGTTCAAAGTTAGAGTTTGATGGCTTTGATCCGTTAACCTCAACAGCTAGATGGATAATAACAAAAGATAATAAATGACAGCTGCTTTTGGAATAGGTATGTTTTTTTATAGCATGGGTTGCTTATTAATTGGTGCTATAATCGCGTATTATATTATAAATAATTTAAATGATGATGAGTAAAGAAGATTTAGACGAGTATCATAATATTGGAAAGCCTGTAAAATGGAATAGTAAGTTTACTTACCCAAAGAGCAGTCGTTCTTTAGTCATGGGTCGAAGACACTACGCAGTAGATAACAAAAAATTACCATCTGTTACAACTATTCTATCACATACTCAATCGAAAGAAAAGCAAGATTCATTGGCCGCGTGGCAAGCTAGAGTTGGCAAGGACAATGCAGACCGGATCAAGGACCAAGCAGCTTCACGTGGAACAGCTATGCATACCCTTCTAGAACACTATTTAATGGGCGAGAAACACGCCGATTTGACCGATGTAGGGCAAGAGGCGACTATGATGGCACAAAAGGTTATAGATGAGGGTATAAAAGGCTCTCTGAACGAAATATGGGGGTCTGAGGTGACTTTGTGGTACCCAGATCTATATGCGGGGCAGACAGACGTAGTGGGTATTTATAATGAGCGCGAAAGCATAATAGATTTTAAACAAACTAACAAGCCAAAAAAGAGAGAATGGATAGAGGACTATTTTGTTCAGTTAGCTGCCTATGCGATGGCACACAACTATACCTATCAAACTAAGATCCAACAAGGTGTGGTGTTAATGTGTTCAAAAGATGGCTACTTTCAGAAATTTGAGGTATCTGATGAGGAATTTAGGCAATACAAGTACAAATGGCTGGGTAGAATCAGTAAATACTACGAAAATCTAAAGTAATTGTATCGTATAGAGTTTTTTCCTAGGAATAAAAAAATAAATTTTTATTTTCAAAACTATGTTACAACGCTATATATGTTACAATGTTAAATAAGTATTGATATAAGCCATTTATTTAAGATTAAATTGTAACATAGCGATGTTACACGTGTTACAATACGCATAAACATTGACTTTTCAAATGTTACAAATTTTCCGTACGCGCGCATATGAAAATGAAGTATTGAAAAATGTCTCCTAGAAAAAAGTTGTATAGGGTGTATAAATAGTTATGCCCAGAAAAAGACGTAAGAGAATAGCAGCCGATAGTGCTCCCGATATACCTTATCCAAGAGTAAGAGTAGAATGGATTGATTGTGTTAGTGACTCGGGCTGGGCCACAGATAAAGAGTTCGATAAGATGAAATTAGCACAGCCGGTGAATGAGGGTTGGTTATATTCAAAAGATAAAAAATCTATCAAGCTGTTTGCATCTTATGACAAAGATGATGATGGTTTTACTTTTGGGGATCGGACGATGATTCCTCGTCAGTGGGTGAAGAAGATAACTCGGTTGTAATTATTTCAGCATCCTTATCTATAAATGGTTGATAGTATTTAAGAGCTTCTTTAACTCTACCATCAATCTCATCTTGAGATGTATTCTCGTGTTTGTGAAAGTGAACAGATTGTAATTGTTTATCATAAAAACCAGCAGCTTTTCCACGTGAAACCTCCATATTACCAGAGGCTGTCCAGGCTTTATTATGTCTAGCCTCATCTCTAATTCTAGCTAACTCTGCGACGTGGCCTTCAAAAGTTATATCATATTTTTTTCTTAATTCAGATCTTCTGATACCAATATATTTAACGACCTCTGGATATAATTTTGGGTTTTGCAAATGACTGGCTTTAGAGTAAGCAGTTTTTTCAGAATATCCAGCTTGAATAGCACATTGTTCTGCAGTCAACCTGCCCTCTTCTGTTGCCATAAGATCTCCAAATTTTCTTTGCTTATTGGTTAACTCAGGTAATCCTTTCTCTTTTTCTAACCTTAATTCGTTTATCCTTTGAACAACTAATGGATATTTGTTTTGATTTTGTAGTTCAGCTGCTCTCACATCAGCTGAGTTTTCTTCATACCCTGCTTGAATAGCACAGTCTTTGGCTGTTATTTTACCCTCATTTTCTACAAGTAAGTCAGCAAATAGGATCTGTTTGTCTGTTAATTTCTTTGGAACTCCCATGCTTGAAATATATAAAATATAGGATATATTGCAAGTCAGAATGAATGGAAGATTATTAAGACAAGTATTGGACAAAATGATAAAATCACCTGCAGCTCAAGATGCAAGGGTTCAAGTTTGTTTACCAGACGGTAAATTTTATGATGTCACTTCTTTACAATTGCTAGAAAATAAAATAATTGGTCATAGAGAATCTCACAGGTTGGTGTTTACTGTTAAATCAGAAACTTGGAATATGGGGAAAGTCTTAAAGAAAATAGGGGATTAATTACTTTGAAAACTACTCTAAAAAATGAAGAAAGAAGAGACTAAATTTTGGCATGAAATTAAAGCGTTCAATATTAAAAATAATTGCAAATTATCATTTACACGCTTGGAAAATAGTGCTGCACATGGGACTCCTGATCTATTGGGGTATAATACTTCTAGCCACTTTTTCACTGTCGAATTAAAAGTAAAGAAAAGTAAAAAAATCTCGTTCTCACCACACCAGATTTCATTTCATATTAAGCATCCTAAGAACACTTTCATTATGGTAAAAGAGCTGCCAAAGGCCCTCGGTCAGAGGGCTGTAAAACTTTATGAAGGGACCGAGATCCACGCGCTTGTGGGCGGGACCCACCCTATGCCTGTGGCTTGTGGCTTGTCGGCTTGCTGCCTGTTCCTTGAACGCTTGTAGCCTGTGGGCTTGTGGCCTGTTGCTTGCTTGCGGGCGGGCCTTCCCAGAAAAAAATATAAGGCATAAAAAAATGGCGGCCCTGGTTCCAGGGCCGCCGGTCTTTTGGGTTTATTTAGAT